TTATTTAACTTCTTTTATTCCGTAAACGCTTGATATTATATTATCTACATGTCTAGATTCTTGTTGTTCCATTTCGTCAATTATATGACTGTATGTTTGTAATGTAGTTGTAATTGAATTATGCCCCAAGCGCTTCGAGAGGTATTTAATATTAACGTTCTTAAACAATAATAAAGATGCGTGCGTGTGTCTTAAAGCGTGACTTGTAATCGAAGGAGTAATGCCGCTTTTTCCGCAGAATTTTTTTAAAGTCTTATTAACGGCATTGTTACTAACTACTTGAAAAGAATCGAAACTGCAAAAAACTAGATTGTGTTTGTTTCGAATGTTTTTCTTCAACTCGAATTTAGTTTGCTCTAATTTTATTTCTCGTAGTAGTTCAATTGTCTTTTCATCAATTGTAATAGATCTCTTGCTAGAAAAGTTTTTCGTGTCACTAAAGAACTTAGTATATTTATAATCCCACGTTTTATTTATGATGACACTTTTCTTTTCGAAGTCAACACAATCCCAAGTTAATCCTAACGCTTCGGAAAATCGACAACCGGTAGCTATTTGAAAGAAGATGATATTCCTTGATGTATATTCAACTTTGTGTGTATTCATCAAATTTTTAGTCAGGATAATTAATTGTTTTTCAGTTAAGAATTTCTCGCTTTCTTTTTGAGTTGGGGCGTTTCCTATCGCCCGAACGCGATACGTGGGATCTTTATATATTACCCCTTCTTGAACAGCGTCTTTTATACAAGCGCGCATATAAGTATGTTTCTTTTTAACCGTTGCAGTTGCTCTCTCTTCGCCGTATTTATTTAAAACTTCTTGATACTTTTTTCTTGTTAAATTTTTTAACTTTATTCCATCGAAATTTGCTTTAACAAAGTTTAGCGTGCTATTTATGTCAACGTCGTTTTCGATGCTCAATTTACCTTTTTTATAGATTTTAAACCATTCCTCGAAATAATCAGTGAATAAAGTTTCTCCTTCATCTAAATGAAATCCTTTGCTTAATTTGTTCTTTATTGCGCTTTCGGCAAGTTGAGCTTCCTTTTTAGTTCTATATTTTTTGTCGCTATTTATACGCCCGTATTTTCCGTTTTCTTTTTTAAAACTTATGCGGTATGACCAGTAATTTTCGCGTTTATAAACAGCCATTGAGGCACCTACTTTCAATCTTTATTTAGGATAAATCATTACGCTAGTGATAGTATCACCCATATAGTCCAAGTTTGATACATTGTAGATAATGTTATCCACTGTTTTTTTTGCATCCTCTTTTTCATCTACTGCGTTCTTGATGAAATCTATAGTATCAGTTCCATCAATTGCTTTATTTAATATAACGTTTGTTGCAGCAACTGATAAAATGAAATTTTGATAATCTGTAAAAGATGAAATTGAAGCGTCGGAATTATTTTCTGAATAAGAAAGGCGTATGCTCATAATATTTTTTCCATCTAAAGAAACCGAAAAACCGTCCTGCTGATTTTTTGCTGAATCAATGCTTGGAATTTTGGTGTTTAATCCAGGATATTGTTCGCTTAGTTCATTGAATTGTTTTTCAAAATCATAGTATGCGATTAATTTATTTTTTTTAGGAACTTTTACTTTTGTAGTTGTCTTTTTATCATCTTTTTCAGATGTTACTTGATAAGTGGTGTCCGACAACATGCGAGGAACAACTAGAACAAAGTCACCTTCGCTATTTACGATATCGCTTTTTTCTCCTGATTCGTCTATCAGCGTTACTTTTGCTCCTGGATCAGTCTTACCGTTTACATTAATTACAAATTCGTCTTTTTGTTTTTCTTTGATTGAAAGTTCAGGTTCTCCGCATCCGAAGAGAAATACATTTAAAATAAGCACAAAGCCCAGAATCATCTTTTTCATTTAAGTTCCACCTTTTCCAAGAACGCTAGTTCTGTTTGTTGTTAAAAATAAAAATCATCCATACTGCAACTTCGGCAAAGAAGAACTTTGTAATAAATAATTGCGTATAGATAACATTCGATTGCTAATAATATCGCTTGTTGTCGTAGGGAATAGTTCGAGCAAATCTTGCTCGATGTAATTAGAAGTGAAATCTATAAAATTTAACATGTGATAAGGAATTGATATGTACATTAAACTACGATTTGCATTTTTTTCTTGATTTTCAATAGCTTTTAAATTCATTAATTGTTGATTGCCGCAATGTGTAATAATGTGTACTAGCTCGTGATGCAATTTTTCAATAAATTGTTCCCTTGACAACTGTTGCGCTAAAACAATACCGCCATAATCAGCCAAAGACATAGAGAAATCGCCTTTTACTATAAACAAATTGAGTTTAATTAATAAGCTTTCAATTTCTAGATCGCTAGGCAATAAAACGTTTTGTGCTATTAAATAATCTGATAAATACTTTTCTGCCACGCTAGGTTGGTAAAAATCTAGAATATTCAAATACTCATCCCCTTAAAGTTCTTTTTCAATTTCTTCGAGCTCTTGTCTTTGTTTTTTTATGAGAGCAATGTAATTATTGACCTTCTTTAAATCATCTTCCGTTAATCCTCGTAGATCATCAAAAGCTAAATTTTGAGGGATAGCCTCTTCTCTGCCAAGTAAAAAGTCCGTAGAAACATTAAAAATATCAGCGATGCGTTTTAATGTATCGGTGTCCGGAAACTGATTTCCATTTTCGTATTTTGAGATAGACACTTTACTTATGTTTAGTTTGGAACCTAAGTCAGCTTGTGTCATACCTCTATTTATTCTTAATGTTTTTAAAATTTTTCCAAACAAAATTGCCACTCCTTTGCGTTTCAATAATAAGTTATATTTTAATGATAAGTTAACGGTTAGTTAATTTCAAGGGATTAAAATAAAGTTAACTAAAAGGGGATTTTATATCTTGACAGTTAACTAATAGTTATCTATAATAAGGATAACCAATAGTTAACTAGAGGTGGTGAATGAATGATAACAAAATTAAAAGAATTAAGAATTGAGAACAACTTAACTTACGGAGATGTGGCTACGAAAGTAGGTATATCAAAAGAGTACTACTGGATGATAGAGAACGGAGAACGAGATGGTTATACTTATAACACCGCTAAAAAAATCGCATCGGTTTTTGATAAAAATCCTGATGATATTTTTTTACGCTGATGTTAATTAAAAAGAAACATTTTTACTGCTTATTTTAGAAATAAATAAGTGTAATCAGATCCTCGAAATACGAATAGAATCGAAAGGAGGTTAAGAAATGGTGACACAAGAGTTAAGTGTAACGATACCAATTCCAGAATCGCATGTAATTATTACTAAAACAGAATACGAAGAGTTGCTAAAACAAGAAATTGTTGGAAAGTATTGGGATTTAAAAGCATTGGAAAATAAAATTGGAAGAAAACGGGACTGGATAGAAGAAAAAATCCTCTACAAACCTAGTTTTAGAAGTATGTTAGACGTTGACGAAAATCCAGACGGTTTCGTGAAATATCCGTCGGCTGAAAATCGCAAATGGTCATTTCTTGCTAGCAAGATGAACGATTTTCTTGAAAATAATTTCCCGGAAATTATGAGGGGGTGATGGAATTGATCTTTGAAATAACGCTATTAGTTTTTGCGTTAGGCTCTGCAATAGCAACGTTTGCCGGAGCGCAAAAAAATAGCCCTACGCGTCAACGTAGGACCGATAAATAATAAATTGTAAGTCAATTATAACTTAAAAAAGCACGACGAGCAAGGAGGGCTTATTACGCATGTCTGGAATCAACAACAACAATCTATTGATAAATGATTATCCTCTTCAAGTGTTGCCAACGTTAGCAAGAGAAATCGGCTTAAACGAAGCAATTGTTTTGCAACAAATTCACTATTGGTTAAACAAGAAACAAAATTTGCACGATGGTAGGTATTGGACGTATAGAAGTATTCAAAAGTGGCAAGAAGAAAATTTTTCTTTTTGGAGCTTAAACACAGTAAAGCGCACATTTACTTCTTTGAGAGAAAAAAAGTTGCTTTTAACTGCTAATTATAACAAAAAGAAGTTTGACAAAACCGTCTGGTATTCCATTGATTACGACGCGTTGGAAGCAATGAGCCAACGATTAGCCCAAAATGAGCCAACGATTAGCCTAAAAAGAGCTAATGCATTAGCTCAAAATGAGCCAGACAATACCTTAGACTTACCAGAGACTCCTAAAGAGAATAAAAAGAATACTGTCGAGGAACTCGACGATACATCCATTTTTAAAAATGTTATTGATTTCTTAAATGAAAACGCAGAAACGAATTACAGGCACACTACGCAAGTTACTCAAGCATTGATAAGAGCTAGGCTGAAAGATGGATTCACTTTTGAAGACTTTAAAAAAGTAATCATCATCAAATGCAAAGACTGGAAAAACGATAGTGCGATGAGTCAATATTTGAGGCCCGGAACTTTGTTCGGAATTAAATTCGAAGGTTATTTAAATCAAAAAACGGTTTCCGGAAATCAAAAGAAGCCTTGGGAAAAAGAACCGAAAAAAGAAGAGCTTCCGCCGTGGTTTGATAAAGACCAGAACGGAGCTGATGGAAAAGTATATACAGAGGACGAGAAAGCGCAGATCGCGCAAAAACTTGAAGAAGCACAAGCAAAATACGAAGAAGATCGACGGAAAAGAGGTTTGTAAAATGAAAGAATCTGATATGGATAAAGTGCGAAAAATGAACGTTGCAGAAATCAGGCAATTGCAAAACGAAGTGATAGCAAATATCGAAACTAATTACGACAATCTTTCGAGAGATGAACGAAAGGAATTGCAAAATGATTTAAAATTTTTAGAAGGCATTAGAGATTCTAAAAAAGGAATCACGGCGGCAAGTAAACTCCTAGCTTTTACAGTAGAGGAATATAAAGAACTAGCAAAGTCAAATTCGGATAAAAGTATTGCAGACGAACTCGGTGTTTGTCGTTCAACGTTCGCGGACTGGAAAAGAAAAAAGAATTTAGTTCCGTGGAACAATAATGTTAAGGGGAGAAACATATGATAATAGCAAATAATCGATTAAAAAAAGTGATAGATAAAATAGATTTTGCGGCAAAGAATAACAGAATGATGTTGCCTGACAAGCTCGATGCAGAAACGCTCGCGACTATTTACGCTGAAATAGAAGCGAGAAATTCAAAAATAAAACGACTCGAAAAAATGGCAGGTATCACAGAGTCAGAAGCGGATTTAATTCAAATCCCCAACAAAAATACAGATTTTGTACATTGCAACGTAGGCGCGTTTGGGTTCGATAAAGGGCAACAATACGAAGTTGTGAAAGTTAACAAAAAGCGTGGGACTTTCATACTTCTAGACAATAACGGAAAGAAGGAAGAGTTTAGCTTTTTGGCAATTATCAACGAAAGTTTTTCTGTTTCTAAAAAACGAAATGATAAGGGGGTTTCTTCATGAGAAAAAACGAACAAGACTTATTAAATCAGTTGAGCAAAAGAAGAATCGGGATTCAACATCAGATAGCTTCGCTTTTACATACTGAAAAATGCAGTTTGAAAGAAGCGTTAGCGATGACGGATAAAGAAATTGAATCAGCATATAACGAAATGCGTATGCTATTAGAGAGTTAGGAAAGGGGGGTTAAAAATGAATAATGAAAAAATAATAAGAAAAGTAAAGCTACTGTTGTGCTTGGCGAAGTGGGGGGAGCTAGGATAGTGGAGTTTCTTAAAATACTTGAACTATTCGGCGGTATTGGCGCTCCACGAAAAGCACTTGAGAATTTGGATGTCAATATTAAAAGTCTGGACTATGTCGAAATATTGCCTTTCGCAGTTCAAGCGTACAATAAAATCTTTTCAAATGATTATGTGCCGCAAGATGCCACGAAATGGAACATGAGCGTAGACTTACTTGTCCACGGGTCGCCTTGTCAAGACTGGTCAAAAAACGGTCTTAACAATATCAATACTGGTCGTTCAATTTTATACGAGCGGACACTAGAGATAATTAAAAGTGAATTAACACCCAGACCTAAAAAAGTAGTGTGGGAAAACGTTCCTAATCTCTTATCGAATCGACACAGAATGCACTTTGATCATTATTTAGATTCGATGGAATCTTTTGGATATACCAATCATTTCAAAATTCTAAACGCTCGCGACTTCGGCATACCGCAAAATCGGGAAAGAGTATTTGTAGTGAGCGTACTCGGAAATAATAAAGAATTTCAATTCCCCGAAAAAGTAGAGCCGGTTAAGAGCTTAAAAGATTACATTGATTTTGATGTAGAGCCGACAGCTTACGCCTTGTCTGAAAATGAAAAACAATTATTTTTCAGAGAAAATAATAAGTTATTCATTCACACAAACACCAAAATGGGATTTCAAGAAGTAGAACAATTCGACTCTGTTAATGTAGAAAGACCGACAAGCAAAACTAGGCGAGGGCGCATAGGTAAACAAGTTGTTCAGACAATAACGACAGGAGCAACACAAGTTATTTATTACGACAATGTGGTTCGGCATATTACTGCAAAAGAGTACTTGCGCTTAATGGGTTACAGCGATATTGACTACTTTGCAATGCGAGAAGCGGGAATATCTGACAGACAAATAATTAAACTCGCAGGTAATTCTATTGCAGTGCCAGTTTTAGAAGCGATATTTAAGAAATTACTAGATTTGGAGGAGCAAGCATGAGATTTAAAGAAGGCGATAAAGCAGAGTTCGTTTATGGAGGAAAATTGACAAAAGGTGTTGTAACTGAAATAAAAGCAAGTCCTTTCGGTATATCCTATCTAATGACATTTGACGAAAATAATAAAACCATTTGGGCCGCAGAATACTTATTGCTTTCTCCGGCTCAAGTTTTAAAAGTTCCGCAATTTGTAGTTGATTGGTATGAACAGCATAGGCACAAGTTAGAGTACAGCATTTGGGGATATATCTACGATTGGGATGATCAAGACTGTGAAAGTGATTTTTATGATTTTATGAAGAATGACAATCTAAAGCCTGTTGAAACGCTTATCAAAATGAAAGACGGCTATGAAGTCGAGAAAGAACCGCTTTATTATGTACACTTTATTGAAGGAATAGGGGGATATCTAAATATGCGATATGACGGACACCAGCGTTCAAATGGTAAGGATCAAAATTATGAATATAAAACACAATTTACAGAAGCAGAAATAAAAGCGATGGATAAAGGTGAAGCATACTGGTTACTTAGGGAACCTGTTGAGGAAGTGCAGGGTGAAGCATGAGAGAGATTGAGTTTAGAGGTAAACGAATAGACAACAGAGAATGGATTTACGGTAATTTAATGCAGTTTGAGGATAGCGCTACTTTCATTTTTGCAGATGAACGAAAAGGCGCTAGCACATTAACTTATGCACATTTTATTATTAATAACATGCACGCGATAGACGAAAAAACAATCGGGCAATACGCAGGCTTAAAAGACAAAAACGGCAAGAAGATTTTTGAAAGGGACTTATGCTGGGATGAACACAATGAGCGCTACGGCGTTGTTAAATTTGAAGAAGGTAAGTTCTTGTATGTATGGGAAAACATCGCAGAGGACTTGTGGGAAGTTGCTGATAGTATTGAGATTTACGGTAATATACACGAAAATCCGAAATTGTCGGAGGTGGCGGAATGAGCGATAAAAAAGTAAGATTCTACGTTTCTACTGGTATGCACGGATCACTTGAAACAGAAACATTTCTTTTGAAAGCGGACTTGAATATTGAGTTCGATATATTAACAACTGAACAATTAGAAAAAGAGATTACAGTGGCTTACGACGACTGGCTAGGCAGTAATATTGACTCTGGTTGGCTGATTGAGAAAGAGGTGGCGGAATGAGTATTTTAGCATCTATAGGGATATTAGCTGTAGCAAGTCTCTTTACTTTAATCTTAATCTTTATTTTTGATAGGTGTAAAAATAAAAGAGTTTTGAGGGATTTGCGAATCGGAGATGAGATAAGAGAAAAGGGATCTTTCACACTATTGCAGGGAATTGTTGTTCATATTGACAGCGCGAGAAAAGAGGTAGTTTTATTATGTTTAGACGGAAGACGCTTATTTAGAACTGTAAAACCTGGAAATTTTATTAAAACAGGTCTTCGCTTCACTGTGACCGAATTAAACGAATATCGTCCTGACTACAGTAATAAACTATATAAAGAAGCAGACGAATTGTTAAACAGTTACACAGCTTTTAATGGCAAATACAACAACTAAAGAGAGGAGCTGAAAAGAAGATGACTAAAACACACGAATTAAAAATAGCACCCGAATATTTTGCAGCTGTTACGGAAGGACGTAAAACGTTCGAAATTAGAAAGAATGGCCGTGACTTCCAGGTAGGAGATATTTTGATTTTACGCGAATGGGATGACATGGATACAGGTCTTTACACCGTTGTTGAAGTAGTTTACATGACAGATTATGAACAAAAAGATGGATTTGTTGTCTTAGGGATTGTTTTGAAGGAGGAGGAAGAAGAATAATGAACAGTGTTATACATTTATTCAGCTTCAATGATTATGTGGGTTATATGATGTACATGCACAAAAAGGGGTACAGGTGGTCCGATGGGACCCCTTTAGCCCCTGCTAGTTATGAAGAGTGGGACGTTAAAGGTCGGGGAACGTACGTGTTGGAGAATTACAAATCAAAAACAATCAGTCGTGTGTCTATCGGGTATGTTACACAGACGCCACTTCCTAATATCATCCCTTATTTTGAGAAAACGAACTATGTAGGATATCCCGAACCAATCAAACGCGACCTAAACGCGGAAATGCTGACCGAAAAAGAAAGTCGGGTAATCAAGAAAGAAGCCTTTGACGCATTAGTCAAGCCTCAACATAGAATGAAGGACGAAATCAGCCAACCATCACATTATACATCTGGGGGAATTGAACCCATCAAATTTATTCAGAGTCACAACATGAATTTTGAAAAGGGTAACGTCATCAAATACGTAACCCTAGCAGGTAAAAAGGAAGGTCAGAATGAGGTTAAGGACTTGAAGAAAGCTAGACAGTATCTTGACTTCTTAATTGGGAAATTGGAGGAGAGTAAATAATGATGAATCGTGTAGTACTTGTAGGTCGATTAACTAAAGACCCTGATTTACGATATACGCCAGCAGGCGCGGCTGTTGCGACTTTTACATTAGCTGTAAATCGCCCATTTAAAAATGCACAAGGAGAACAAGAAGCCGATTTCATTAATTGTGTTGTTTGGCGAAAACCAGCAGAAAACGTTGCTAATTTCTTGAAGAAAGGAAGCATGGCGGGCGTTGATGGTCGAATACAGACTCGAAATTATGAGGACAACGACGGTAAACGCGTTTTTGTTACGGAAGTAGTTGCTGAATCAGTTCAATTCTTAGAGCCTAAAAACAACCCAGGGAGAGCTACAACGAATGATTATCAAAGCAAAGCTAATTATTCAAACAACACTCAAACAAGCTCATATGAATCGGGTGCGAGCCAGAAAGGCGGTGCGTTTGTTAGTGATAGCAAGCCAATCGATATTTCAGATGATGATTTGCCGTTTTAAGTGAAAATGGATGAATACGTAAAAATTAAATTAGATACTTATAACAAAATAACATGGGAGTGACAAAAATGTGGGATTTGTATGTAAGAAAAGAAACCTCGTTTTGCTATAAAAATTCATATAAAACAAAAAAAGAGGCAGAACAAGAGGCAGAAAAACTATTTGCGGATGGCGCTTGTAATCATTGTTATATTACAAATTTCAAAGCAAAAGAGCACGCTTATATTTCTAAAAATGACAACTAAATATAGTGAAAGAAAAGCTATATCGTCGTTGATATAGCTTTTTTGTTAGGAGGGCGCACGTTGGGATTAGATGATTTAATTTTCGAGTATAAGGTTTCCTTGCAGCATGCAAATAGAAAAAAGGCAGAATGCGAGAATATAGCAGATAAAAAGATTTGGGGAGAAATAACAACCAGTTTAGAAAATAGCATAGCTTATATGCAAACGGGTGTTTCGCCTTGGGATTTCAAGTTGGGTGAAAAAGCAAATACACAAAGTAGAACAATCTATGCTGATTCATATTTATTAGATTATCTTAATTATAAAAATCCGCAGACGTGTGCCGAAAAGGAGCTGGGGGAATTTGAAACGAAAATGATAAGCAGTTTGTTGCGCAAACTCACGAAACAAGAAAAAGAATGTTATTTGTTAAATAAGCAATGCATGTGTAGCTACAGTGATATTGCAGAGTATTTAAACATTACAATTAAAAGCGTAGAAAATTCAATTAGAAGAGCGAAGCATAAAATTGATGTGCAAAAAGAAAAAAGTTTATTAGTTAATGTGTATTTGAACGGCGAAAACGAGGTGCATAAATGAATACAGTAGAACCGATTCGAGACCGCGACACGATCACGGAAATAAAACGATACTTGATTGTAAAGAGCAGTAGAGATTACATTTTATTCTTCTTAGGCATAAATGTCGGATTGAGAATAGGCGACCTTTTAAAGCTAAAAGTAAAAGATGTTCGTGGTGGCCATATATCTATGCGAGAACAAAAAACGAATAAAAATAAAAAAATACTTATTCCACGCGATGTAAAAAAAGCACTGGAATTGTACACATTAGATTTAGAGGACGAAGACTTTTTATTCCAAAGTCGCAAAGGTGTAAATAAGCCTATCACACGCGAAACCGCATATCGGGTTTTGAAAGAGCTAGAGCCGATATTCAAGCTTGATCGCGTAGGAACGCATACGCTGCGAAAAACCTTCGGATATCACTTTTATAAACAATTTAATGACGTTGTCGCTTTGCAAAAAATATTCAATCACAAGGACCAAAAAGAAACACTGCTTTATATCGGTATACAGCAGGACGAACTAGATAAAAAAATGGCTAAATTTAATTTGTAGGAAAAGGAGCGCTAAAGTAATATTTTTTAAATGAATACACATTCAAACCGACAACATGACATTCGAAATTAAGAACGCTGAAAAAAGTTGTGACTCAAAGGGTTACGAAGATATTTTAAAACACACACAATATAAGATATGTGACATTCGAGCCGTTTTTTTAGAGGGCAATGCGCACTATATATGAGAGGGTGGTTAACGACCCTTTGACTTGAAGAAGTAAAGTACCTCCTGCTTTACTTCTTTTTTTAAATTAGGAGGAAAATAAGGAGGAGGAAACGAAATGAATTTAGAACCAACGAAATACGAATCGTTAGAAGCCGAAGCAATAAAGATGATGCTATCTCAAAACAAATTAAACGAAGAAGGACTTGCACTTCGTTTATATCTGATTACCGTGATAGAAACATTTAAAGCAATGAATAAGAAAATCAAAACAAATTATAATACCCACATGATTAGGAACCTGGAACAATTAGCTAGTGATTATGACAAGGCACTAAGCGCTCATGGGCTTATCAGTGACAAACAATTTACAGCAATGAAGAAAGCACAGTTGGATGTTGTGAATAAAACTTTATATCCAGCGCAAACGAAAAAGAAAAAATGAACGGATCTAAAAAAAGAATAATCGAAAACGGAAAATCGAAATTGGTCCCGGTCGGATATGTTACTAATCAGAGAAAAGCTTTTGAAAAAGAACGAGCGAGAACAGAGAGTGAACGAACAAAATTTTACAAAAGCAGAATGTGGCAAAAATGCAGATACCACCAGCTACTTAAAGAGCCGCTTTGTGAAAGGTGCTTAGCGAACGGCATCATCACACAAGCAGTTATCGTTCATCATATTATAGACACGTATACGTCTACAGGCTGGGATAAAAGATTGGATCCGGAAAATTTGGAAAGCATTTGTTTTTCTTGTCACAATAAAGAAACTTTTCAAAAGAAGGACCCCCCACCTAACTAACCCGGCCTACTATTAAAAGTTTGCAGAACGTTGGGCTGTTAAACGTGACCAAAGTTCCCTTTTTGAAATGTTTTGGAGGAGGTGATTTTTCAAATTGGCAGGAAGAAAGAAAAAACTAACAGCAGTTAACAAAAAACACTTGACAAAAGAAGAAAAAGAAGAGCGTGAAAACGTTGAATATAAAGCAACAGACGGATTTGGAGAATTGCAAGAAACACCACCGAAATATTTCAATAACTTAGCAAGAAATGAATATCGTCGTGTTGTAAAAGAAATAAAAAAGCTTCCGATTCGGGGATTAGATAGAGGGGTTTTGGAACAATATTGTGTTTGGTATTCAGTTTGGCGTGAAGCTTATGATAAGTATAAAAAAAATGGAATTTATATGACGCGCTCTTATTTAAACAAAAACCAGGAAGTTAAATACTATACGGATTATTCCAGAAAAAATCCGGCGGTTGGTATGATGGCGGACGCATCGGCGAAAATTATCCAAAGCGCTTCAAGCCTAGGTTTAACGGTAGATTCCAGAATGAAAATTGTTACGCCGGAGGAGAAACAAGAATCTTCTATCTTTGATATGTTCGCAGATGATGACGAAGAAGATGAAGACGATGACTAATTTTAGTGAAATTGAAGATAAGTACAAAGATGATGCGTATTTATATTGTCGATTGATTTTAGATAAAAAAATACTCGCATCTAATGCAGTAATTGCGGCATGTGAAAGGCATTTAAACGATTTATTGGAAATAAAAGAGCAATCGTTTAAATATTCCTACCGTCCCAAAAGAGCCCAAAATGCAATCAAGTTCATGGAAGTTCTTCCGGATCCAAAAACTGGCAAAACTTTTCCTTTAGCGATGTTTCAAAAATTTATTGTTGGAAATATCCACGGCTGGTATAAAAAAGGTAAGAAAAATGTGCGACGGTTTAAAACCGCACTGGTCATGATGGCCCGAAAAAACGGAAAATCTATTTTAATCGCAGGCTTAATGTTATATGAATTCTTGTTCTTTAAGAATCCGCAAATGAGCCGACAAATGTTTTGTGCCGGAAATGATAAAAAACAAGCTTCCCTTGTTTTTAAAATGGTTGCGAAGTTCTTACGAGCTTTGAGTTTGCAGGACAAACAAGTGAGAAAAGCGACAAAAAAAGTGCGCGAAGAAATACGGAACTTAATAGACGACTCGTTCATTATTCCGCTCTCAAGGGACACGAGTAGTTTGGACGGGTTCGAACCGCAGTTTACTTCAATGGATGAAGCGCACGAATATACAGACGATGAAATTTTTGAATTGATCGAATCCGGACAAGGTCAACTAGAATCGCCATTGACTTTCATTATCTCTACTGCAGGTTTTAAATTGAACGGATGGTTATATACAACGATGTACCCTTACGCTAAAAGTATTTTGGCCGGGAACGTGATTGATGACGAAATGTTTGTTTTTATTGCAGAACAAGATTTTGCAGACGAATGGCAAGACGAAACGACCTGGATAAAATCAAATCCGATTTTAGAAATTAAGGCAAAATACGAAGACAACATGGAGTATTTGCGCAAACGGATTAAAACAGGAATAGAACAAAATAAAATTTTTCGCCGTTTAGTTAAAAATTTTAATTACTGGATGCAAGCTAGCGAAGAATCTTACATGGACTCCAAGGACTGGAAAGCAGCAGGGACCAGCGATGCAGATATTTACGGCAAAGACGTATATATTGGTGTTGATTTGTCAAAAGGCGGAGATATTTCGGCGCTTGGTTTTGTTTTCCCGTTTGAAGATAAAAAATTTCATGTGGATGCGCACTCGTTTATTGGCACGCGCGGCGGATTAGATTTAAAAATAGATCGTGATAAGATTGATTACCGCCTGATGGTTAAAAAAGGTGTTGCGACTCTAACAGATTTAGAGTCTGGAATCATTAACTATGCGCAAATGATTGATTATATTGAACGTTACGTACAAGCATACAACTTAAACGTTCGCGCAATTTGTTACGATTCTTATAATATATCTCTTTTTCTCGCAGAACTAGAAAAAAGAGGTTTGGATTACGAATTAATCGAAGTTCGACAAGGCGTTAAAACATTATCAGACCCTACAAAAGAATTTAAGCTCGGGGTTATTGATAAGCGCATTACACACAGCAATAATGCTTTGCTTGATGTTGCAGTAAATAACGCTATCTTAAAATATACAAATGATGCTTGTCAGATTAACAAAGAACGAAATCGCGAAAAAATAGATCCAATCGTTGCTGTTGTGGATGGATTTACGGAAGCTATGTACTACGAGCCGGACAGTAAAGAACTTTATTTCGATGTATGGGGGTGAGGTAACTTGGTTAAAAAATTAAATAGAATTTTGCTAGCTTTTTTGGTTTGGATTGCTGATAACAGTCACTCGCTACTATTGCTTGCTGGAATGTCGCTACTAGTGTATGCGGCGTTTTTATTTACATTCAAAACTGGAATAATTAGCGCTGGCATTATGTTGATAGTTATAAGCTTGCTTAGCGCCCCAAAAAAGGGGGGTGATTAAAAATGTTTTTTAAAAAAAGAAGTGAAGTTCGAGAAAAAACGGAAGTGGATACAGATACGCTAAACGTGCTTTTGTCAGAGGCTTACGGAGGAAACGTTTCGTGGTCAGGTGTTGGAGCTTTGCGTAATAGCGATATTTACACTGCAGTTAAAACAATTTCGTCGGATGTTGCAAGTTCTCCTTTTGAAATCGTTGTGAATGGAATAAAAGAAAAAGATAGTAATTTAAACTATTTGCTTAACAAACGACCTAACCAACAAATGAATCCGTGGCATTTTAAATTTGTCATTACAGCAAATATGCTATTAAACGGTAAATCTTTTGTAGAAATAAAACGTGCGAAATACGGAGTCCCAGCAGAGTTGCTTTTTCACCGAAATAGCACCGTTACTTTTACACAAAAAAAAGATGCTATCGTTTACACAATTGTTCAAAGTAATGGGAAAACGAAAACAATTCCGGCGAAAAATATGCTGCATTTCCGGACTTTTACGCTCGATGGCTTTAACGCATATAGTCCACTTCACACATTAGCAAAAGAAATATCTATTCAAGAAGGTTCCAAAAGTGCGTTGGACGCATTTTTCAAACGTGGCGCAATGGTTGGTGGAATTGTGAAGTTAGATAAAGCATTAAAAAGCACAGAAGAATTAACAGACAAGCGAAAAGAATTTTCGGAGGCCTACGGCGGAGCGATGAAAGCGGGCGGGGTACTAGCTTTAGATAGCACGATGGACTTCAAACAACTAGAAATACCTACCGAAATCCTTAAATTCCTTAACGGATATACATTCTCTACTGCCCAAGTAGCGAAAAGCTTCGGCCTTCCTTTAGAAAAACTAGGTATTGAAACAACAAATACGTCGCAATCACAAGCGAATGCAGACTACTTAAAATCAACGCTTTATCCTATTTTTTCGTGTTTCAGCACAGAAATTGAATTCAAAATGATTGACTATCCTTTTAATCAATTTACTGAAGTTAGTTTTAACGTGGACCGGCTCCTTGAAATGGATCCGGAAACAAAAGCGAAAGTGGTTAAAGAATTGGTGCAAGGAACTCTCTTAACGCCGAATGAGGGACGCGCGAGATTCGGAGCGCCTCCGGTCGAAGGAGGCAATGAGTTACTTGCTAGTTTAAATTATACGGAGCTAAGTGGATTAAAAGAATATCAGAAAAACAGAAGCGAGAGAGGTTATAAAACCCGTTCTGCAGGCGAAGGGGGTGAGGATGAATGAATGAAATGGAAACGCGATCGCTCGAAAGCGTAGAGAGTAAAGAAGAGAATTCTATCGCTGGCTATGCACTTAAATATAACTCATTAAGTGAAGACTTAGGCGGCTATAAAGAAATCATTTCCCCGAACGCGCTAAACGGTGTGGATTTATCAGATGTTAGAGCGTTAATTAATCACGACCGGAATCAATGTATCGGTCGAACAAAAGCCGGAACATTAATGCTAAAAAACGATTCTACTGGTCTTGGATTTGTGTGTACATTGCCTGGAACCTCTTTTGCGCGCGATTTAAAAGAAAACATCAAAGCGGGCAATATAAGTCAATGTAGTTTTAAATTTAGAACGACAGAAAACGGTGTTTCTTGGAAACGAAGTAAAGACGGTGACTACATTCGAACTATTGAACAATTTTCAGAAATTGAAGAAATATCAATCGTTACTATCCCGGCATATGAAGACACAAACGTCGCAGTAGCTACAAGAGAATTAGCTAATGAAAAAGATTATCAAAATCGTTTAGCAATTGTTAAGTTACAACTTGATTTAGACGAATTAACCATTTAAAAAATACTTGTCCAAAAGGCAAGTGTTTTTTGTTGGAATAAACGAAAGAAAAGGAGAATGAAAATGTTTAAAGATAAAATTGAAAAATTGGAAAAAGAGCTACAAACCACAAGAGAAAGTTTTAACACAAAAATTACAGAAGCGCGCGAGAAGGCGGAGTCTGGAGATGTTGATGCGGCCGAAAAATTAAAAAAAGAAATTGACACTTTGAAAGAAACGTTAAAAGCTAAACAAAAAGAATTAGATACATTGCTTGGTCTTAGTGAACTAGAAACAATTCCGGATCCGTTGGAAAAACGTGAAGGTGAAGAAGATAACGGAGAGCGATCAAAGGGCAATCACAATATTTTAGATAATACAAATAAAGTCGATGCATTCGAAAGATACATCCGAAGTAAAGGGGCTGAAACAAGAGATTTAACAACAACTAACACCGGCGTTATTGTTCCGGTCGATATTACAAACTCAGTTAAAGAATTAAAACAACAAGAATTAGATTTATCAAAATACGCGACAGTTGAAAATGTAAATACGAAGACAGGAAAGTTCCCAATCGCAAAACGAATTTCAGCTACATTAGCTACTAAAGAGGAATTAGCAGAAATCGCTAAGATTGATGAACCGATGTTCATCGAGGTGGAATGGGACGTTCAAACTCGAAGCGGACAAATCGTTCTTTCCGAAGAACTTATCGAAGACTCCGCTATTGACGTGAAAGCATATATCAAAAAACAACTAGCTCGCATGGTTTTAAACACAAAAAATTACAACATCATCAAAGTGCTTTCTTCGATGACAACTGTTGCGGGGACAGGAGCAGATGATATTAAAAAAGCTATAAACGTGACTTTGGATCCAGCGCTAAATAAAATGTTCATCGTGAATCAAGACGCTTTTAACTGGTTAGACACATTGAAAGACTCGGAAGGGCGTTATTTATTACAGCCTGATCTGACCGCGCCTAGTGGTAAATCATTATTTTCATCACCCGTCGAAGTCGTTTCTAACAGTCTATTAGCTTCTAAAGGAACGCAGGCAAATCCAAAATATCCTATTATCGTTGGAGATATTGAGGAATCTGTAGCTGTATTTAATCGTTCGGAAATTACAGTTGAATGGGAAAAGTTCGACCGATATAGTCAAGGATTAGCCGTTAATGTTCGTAACGACTTCAAAAAAATTGATCCGGACGCTGCGTGCTATCTTGAAATTACTCCACCAACCGCAGGTTAATTGAAAAGAGAGCTTAACGGCTCTCTTTTTTAGAAAGAAGGTGAGTGTTTGACAAACGAACACAAGACAAGAATAGACCTAGCAACTGCGAAAGAACACTTGAAGTTAGAACATGACGAAGACGATAGCATCATTCAAAATATTTACTTGCCTGCCGCGGAACAAGAGATTGTTGGCGCAGTGACACTTGAGTATGAATCGCCTTTTTTTGATGATAACGCTGTATTTAAAATAGCGACATTGTTGCTACTAAGCTCGAACTACGAAAATCGAAAAGCTACCTCGTTACAAAAACAAAACGAAGTGCCGTTCGCTTTAATTTCTTACATTCAACGCCTGCGAGGTGATTATAAAAAATGGACTTTGAAGAACTCACAGATAGAATAACATTCAGACAAAAAAAGAATAAAAAGAATAACTACGGAGAATCAGAAGAAGTTAAAGAAGCAGTTGGGTCTTGCTGGGCCGGAGTTAGAAGAGCAACTATAAAAGAATTTTCGGACACCGAAGGCCGGGCGAATACAATAACATTTATCATCCGAAAAAAACAGCGATTTAACATCGATTCAACGCAAGTAATTTTTTATGAAGGTAATGACTTCGAAATCATTGAAATGCCTCCAACCGCGCAAGCAGACGATTTTAAACTGATTAAAGCGAGGTGGGTGGAATGGTAAAAGGCTTGGAAGAAATGCAAGCAAATATTCAAAAAATGATTCTTGAAAATAAACAAGAAGCGAAAAAAGCCGTTAATCAAGTGGCTGAAGAAACAAAAGAACTTTTGCAAAGCAACATTCCTGTCAGCGCAGAAGCAGGCAAACATTTAAAAGATGATGTTGCTTTGTCCGGATTTAAAATGATCTCTGGTGGAAGCGTTGAAAAAGATATTCTTTACAAAAAAGAAGGCTGGCGCGCACGTTTTCCAAACAATGGAACAGCCAAGCAATCAGCGCAGAATTTTGAAGAAAAAACGTTGAACGTGATGTCAAGAAAAGCATTACGCATTTATGCCGAAGCATTGAGGAAGGGGCTGTAATTATGCTGCCAGTTAAGCGAGCATATGACGCTCTTGTTCTAAACGAAGCATTAAATGAATCAATCAACAACATTCGCGGAAAAATTTTGGAAGAGCAAACAATTTACATGCTCGCTCTTCCGGAGACTTTTCAAAATAAAAAGAATGCACCTGTTATTCGAATTGAGTCTGTAAACAATTACAGCTCTTTTTATTTTGATGACAAAGCGAATGCGGAATCTGCAGAGATACAAATATCAACAATGACGAACAGCATACAACATCTTGAAATTTTAATTCCGTTGATCGATGAAGCGATGCGTTTAAACGGATTTGAGCAGTACGCTGACGACACTTACATCGAACCGGATTTTAAATTTAATTATAACGCACGACAGTATAAAGGTGTTTTCAAAAAATAATAATGAGAGAAGGAAAAAAAATGGTAAAAATTGGTTTAGATAAAGCGCAATACGCTAAATTAGACGAAAAGGATAAAGCGAGCGAGGTTAAATCGTTGCCAGGGCTAACGACTGCAAAATTAGAGTTGGAAATGGAAAACGAAAATTTTTATGCAGATGACACCATTTTCGCAATTCTTGAATCGGGAATCACAAAGCTTGGACTAGAATACGGTTTAGCTGATATTTCTTCCGATGCGAAAAAAGATCTTCTTGGTATTGTAGTAGAAAAAGGCATGGAATTATTCAAGAAAGACATTTCTGCGCCTTATATCGCGACTTCTTTCCGTTCTCGTTTAGATTCTGGGAAATATGTATGGTTTGGCTTAGTGAAGGGGAAATTTGCGCCGTCCGGATTGGATTTAACAACGAAAGAAGATAAAGCAACGGCGCAAACAGAAACGATTTCTGCTTCTTTTGTAGCTCGTGAGGCGGATGGTAACATGTTGGTTATTGCAAGAGAAGATAATAAAGATTTTGTGTTAGGCGATTTTTATAAAATGGTGTATGGAATTGATCCGACCGAAGCGGTTACCCCTCCGGAGAACGGAGAATAAATTAAATATTAGAGAAAAGAAGTTTTTTGGCCAAGGCTGAAAAACTTCTTTTCATGTGTGAATAAATAAAAAACGGAGGATTTTTAATTATGGAAATTAGATTAATGAAGGAAAATGAAAAACAAGGAGTTCTTTATAAAAAGAATAAGACGACAATGTTCGACGCAATGGTTGGCATGGAATACAACATCAGACAAGTGGAACGTTTCGCAGGAAAAGATGAAATGGAACTTACAAACACGTATGAGGGAATTATGCTGCAAATGGAAGGCACAAAAGACGCGGCTAAATTTTTAGTGACGGCTTTTGACAATCAATTTTCTGTCGACGATGTGTTGAAAGGAATTACACGAGAAGACTTTGCTGGCGTTGTAAATGGTGTTCTTTTCGAAGTAATGGGCGGTAATACTGACGAAACAAAAAAGGAACAGAAATAACGATTGAAAAAGCCTTAGAAAATTTTAAATCGTTATTTAAAAGTCTGTTAGATGCTGGTTATAAACTACATGAGTTAAAAGCGATGACGCTAGACGATGTAGAGTTTTTAATCGAAATAACGAAGCAAGAAGAAGAAAAAATCGTAGCAATAGACAAGGCTTTCCCAGGTCTATTTTAAAAAAGGAGTTGAATTAATTGGCTGAAAAATTTGGTGATTTGATAGCTACCGCGAGCTTGGATATCAACCCTTTTCAAACATCCGCACGAACGCTTGAAAGGCAAGGAAGGGCCTTGGGAAAAAATTTAAAAGCTACGGAAGCAATGTTTAAAAATACCGGAAAATCAATTGAAGGTTTAAAAGCAAAACAGCAAGTGTTAGGCAAGCAGTTGCAAGTTTCTAGCGAATTAGTAAGAAAGAATACGGAAAAATATAACGCTTTAAAAGATGCAACTGGCGACGTTAACGCCGCGACAGACGAACAAAAAAGGAAACTTCTTGCAGCAGAACAAGCAATGCACAAATCTATTGCCGAAGCGGAAAGTTTACGCGGAAAATATAATGCACTAAGTAAAGAAATCGCATTGAATTCTAGCAAACTGGTCCAGTCGGGTATTAAAATGCAGGCACTAGGCACTAAAATGCAAAATGTCGGCAAGGGTATTAGTTCAGTCGGCATGGGAATTACTACGAAATTCGCTTTACCGCTTGCTGCTGGAATTGGGCTTTCAGTCAAAGCAGCATCCGATTTCGAAAGCGCGTTTGCGGGCGTAAAAAAAACGGTTGACGAAGTCGTCAATCAAAACGGTGAAGTCACTTATTCTTACGACAAACTTGCTGCTGGAATTCGGCAGATGTCTAAAGAAATGCCTGCGAGCACAACAGAAATAAGCGCTGTTGCCGAAGCGGCTGGACAACTGGGAATTCAAACGCCAGCCATACTGGACTTTACTAAAACGATGGTGAACTTGGGTGTCGCAACGAACATGTCAAGTGAAGAAGCGGCGACAGCTTTAGCTCGATTTGCGAATATTGTACAAATGAAACAAAGCGATTTCGACCGTTTAGGCGCGACTATCGTTAGCCTAGGAAATAACTTCGCTACAACAGAAAAAGAAATTACCGATATGGGTCTCCGCTTGGCCGGACAAGGCAAACAAGTAAATATGAGTGAAGCGGACATTATGGGCTTGGCAGCGGCGATGAGTAGTGTCGGCATTGAAGCGGAAGCTGGCGGTACAGCAATGTCCATGGTCATGAAGAAAATTAACAACGCCGTGTACTCCGGAAAAGGCTCTTTAAAAGGGTTTGCTGATCTAGCAGGTATGTCAGCGAAACAATTCCAAAAAGCTTGGAAAGATGATGCGGCAGGTGCGCTGGATGACGTGGTCCATGGTTTGCAAAAAAACAGTAAAGAAGGAAAAAATTTAACAGCTATTTTAAACGATCTAGGGATTAAAGGGATTCGTGAATCTGATACTATGCTTCGATTATCCGGTAATGCGGATATTCTTACAGATGCGCTAGGTAATTCGAAAACTGCGTGGAAAGAAAACAGCGCATTGACCGACGAGGCTGCTAAACGATATGAAACATTTGAATCGCAATTAAAGATATTTAAAAATCAAATAAACGATATAGCTATTGACCTCGGCGGCCCGTTCATGAAAGCATTGAATGCTGGTCTTCAAGCTTCTAAGCCTTTTCTAAATAGTATCAAAGAAATGTCTAAAGCGTTTGCGGATGCAACACCAGAGACGCAAAAGCTAGTTTTAAAATTAGCCGCAACTGCGCTGGCGTTTGGGCCTGTGACGATTGGTGTTGGCAAATTTGTTAGTGCGGGCGGAACGCTTATAAAAGCTACTGGGTCAATGGTGCAAGGCTTAGGCAATTTTGCAGTAAAAGCTAAACTAGCAAAAACAGGCACTGATGCCCTTGCTATTGGAACTGTTAACGCTGGAAAAGGAGCGAAAGTTGCATCAGTGGCAACGCGCGGTTTTGGTGCTTCGCTTGGAGCCACATTGGTCACTATGGGGCCATGGGTATTGGCGATTGGGGCAATTGGTTTAGCTGCTTACGGATTATACAAAGTCTTCGGTGACAACAATGCACGAAAATGGGGCGCAGATATAGGCGACGCGGCAGACAAATCGCTTAGCAAAGTGTCTCAATTTTCAGCAGAAGGCACCGTCGCAATGGAATCTTTTTCTACGGATATGTCAGGGAATGCTAAAATTGTAAAAACTGCATTTCAGGGCATGGCTGACGAGGTCAAAAAATCCGTTGATGATTCTATCAAAGCGTTAGAAGAGTCTTATAATAATCTCCCGGAAGAAGTAAAAACAATGTACAAAAAAACGCTTGATGAGGCAAAAAAAGACGGTGAAGAAAAGAAAAAGTTGGCTCAAACGCAAGCGGACTCAGCTATGAAGATTGTAGAAAATGCAGCTAAAAATGAACGTGATTTAACAGAGACTGAAAACAAGCGTCTTATTTCACTAGAAAAGAACCTTTTAAGTGAAAATGTAGAAGCGCTTAAACTGTCTAGCGACGAAGAGAAAAAAGTTAAAGCGGCTCTTTATCAAGATATTGAAAAAATGGATAGGAGTCAGCGTGTGAAAAGCGCGAATGCTCTATCTAAGTCGATGTCAGAACAGAAAAAAGCCTACGAAGAACAAAAAGAAAATGCAAAAGCGCTTTATGCGGAAGACGGTAATACTGAACGATACATGAGTACGCTAGATATTTTAGAGACGAAAAATAAAGCTGTTACGGAATCTATCGCGGTTCGTTGGGTAGAACTTGAAAGAGCCAGCGGAATTTCGGAGAGTGCAATAGAGGATGGACTTAAATATTTCGGATTGTCGCTAGAAGATATAGAGCGTATTTCTAACGAGACAACTAAAAATACAGCTGACAATTTGGGGTTATTAGCAGATGAATCTTCTGATGCTAATGTCGCATGGAATGATTTAATACTAGACGATAAAACCGGGGAAGTAACAACAAATATTAATGATGTGATTTCGAAAGCTATGTCATCTGAAAAAGAATGGAAAAATCTACAATTCATTATAAAAGAAGCAGATTTAAATTCAAACGCAAAAGCAACTATACTCGATGCTGTAGCGCAATCCGGAAAATGGAATCAATTAAGCTTTGAAGAAAAAGAGATATTGATTGAATCAGATAGCACTCGCCAAATCGTTTTAGCACTTGAAGATAACAAAAAATGGAATAATTTAGACTATGAAGTAAAAAAAGCCATTTTGGAATCAAATACGCCGCAGAAGCTTGACGAGGTTTTAAAAAATTATGAATTATGGGATGAAATTCCATGGGACAGCAGCAAAAAAGAAGCTTTTTTAGAGACTAATGTAGACAACACAATGCAAGACGTAAAAAAGGGCTTTGCTGAGTGGGACAAGGCTATTCCAGGGCAAAAAAATTTGATAGTAGATAACAATGATGTATTGAATAAAATACTACAAAGTGAAACAGTTCTGGTGCAGTACAATAATCAAACAGTAGATTTAAAAGACTTATTTGCAAACAATAGCGATGTACTCAATAAAGTGAAGAAGGGTAACGACGTTATCGTTGAATACAACGGCAGAAAAATTAACTTAAAAGAACTTTATGCAAATAACCGAGATTTGTTTAATAAAGTAACAAGTGGTAAAAAAGTGTTATATGACTACAACGGTGTTCCTGTAAATCTAAAGTGGTTGAAAATGGAGACAAATGCCGGATCCGTCGCCTCTCAAGTGCAATCCGCAATAAATAATTGGCAAGAAATGTTAAATATGAGAAATAAAAAAATAATTGAAATCGCCTACAGGACAAACGGCAAAGCGCCATCTGGACCGCAAGGTCTAGCTACTGGTACAAATTTTCATAAAGGAGGATTAGCAGTAGTTAATGACGCACGTGGCGCTAATTATCAAGAATTAATCACTTTGCCAAACGGAAAAACTTTTTTACCACATGGCAGAAACGTAATGTTGAATTTAGCAAGAGGGACGAAAGTGTTGCGAGGTGATAAAACAGCTAAAATTTTGAATAAAGTACCTAAATTTGCAAGTGGCACGACACGAGATTTGGTAAGTAAATCAAAAGCTGTCAACATAGCAAGTGCTATTAATTCTGCGACAGAGAACGCATCTTTAAGCAAAAAACAAACAGGAGTTAGCGATGAACAAAAGAGTAACAAAGTGTTGCTTTCTCAATTAAAAGAATTAGTAGAGCAGCTCATTGTCGTAGTTCAAAAACCAGTAATGCTCGGAACTGTTGAGTGTATGGTTTCGGAAGGCGTGTTATTCAAAACTATCGCAAGATTTGAAAAACAAAAGAATAGCGTTCAATCAAGAGGGATTAGAGGGGATTTAAATGTATAATAATTCAATTAACGAATTCGGATTTTCTTTTGCCGGCTCTCATTCGAGCTTATATAATTTGAAGATTATTGATATTCGACGCGTTGTCATACCTCCTAGTTCGGAAATAGTTCAGAATATTGAAGGGATGGACGGAGCGGTATATCAAGGAAACAACATCGGACAAAGACCATTCGAAATTGATGTAAAACTAGTTTCAAACACACACGAATCGCGCTTAGCAGATTTGCACGATATTTCTGACTGGTTGTGGTCGGATAAAGATAACGAATACTCTCTTATTTTTGACGACGAACCAGATTTGGAATGGTTTGCGCACGTGTCTAATATTAGTGAGGTTAATCGAACGAAAGCGAACGGCTTCTTTACCATCGCGTTTAATTGTTCTGATGTTTTGGGTTATATGGAAAAAGAAACGGTGCAAGTAGCTGTTAATCCATTTATTATTACACCGCAAGGAACTAGAAGAAGCAATCCTATCATTTCTATGATTCCATACGCAAATACGCGTAAGATAGCCGTGGTGCAGGACGAAGAAGACAGATGGGCATATTTAGGCGAAGATGTAGATCCGGAGACGGGGAACATCGGTGTAGATAAGTCACCATTGGTTTATCAAGATGAATGCAACACACTTGCGCCATGGACAACATTATCATCTAGCAATATTCCGTTCGCTTTAGAAAATGGTTTTATTTATAATGACGCAAAAATGATTTCGAACCATACAGAGTTTCGAATTGGTTCAAAAAATGGAGCACAGTTTTGGGGCGGAAACGGAACTACGACAGAAAATTGGCATGGTGCGGCAGTTATGAAAATGATGGATGCTGAACTAGATAATTGGTCAGTTAAATTCGTCTGTCACAATTATACGTATTATCCACGAGCGAAAGGAAAGGTCGAGCTTTACCTCTTAGACAAAAACAAAAGTAAAATCGGAGTAATGACGCTTAAAAAAAATTCAGTGAAGTCAAGTGAGTTAATTTTAGAAGTGAAATTATTTTCTGGCTCTAAAAATACATTCGTTTACAGTGGCACGGGACCGACAAAAAAAGGAAAAACAGTTACTAAAACGGTCAGAGTAAAGCTGGGCGGAAAAACGGTAAAAGTGAAAGTGAAGGGGACAAACAAAACAAAAACAGAACAAGCGTGGAGCGATGTTAAAATAGCCGAAAGCACAACAACTTCAATGTTTAGCAATTTTTATGGTGAAATAATTCTGGAAAAACGAGGAAACAAGTTTACTTTGTTGGTAAATAAATATAACAAATCTCGTTCGCAGGATCCAAAGTTTACACCAATCCGCATTACTAAAACGTTAAATGATTACAAAGGGTTGTCGCTGTCCGGCGTTGCCTATTACAATGCAAAAATGGATATTTACGAAGATAATCCAAAACACGCAAAAGGATATTCGCAACAGGGTATGTCGATGTCTTTTTTAAGAGTCAATAAACTTTTTGAAAATACGCCGTCTGGGGTTGATTATGTAGCAAATTCGCGAGATGAAGTAAAATTTAACGCAGAAGACAAACACGTGTACATCAACGGTACAATACAACAAAAAAATTGGGCGATCGGAGGAGAGTTGCCAATTTTCGACGGCGGGCATGAAACGACACTAGCTTTTTCTCATTCTCCCTACGAGCAAATTTATGATGGAGCTAGTCACAATTTAATTCGTAACAGCACCTGGAAAGAAGGCAAAAAGTTTTGGACAAACGGCGATGCAAATGGCAATCCCTATCGAATTTCTAACCCAGAAGCCGACAAACCAGATAGTTCGATATTTAGTATTATGGCACATACTAATGCCGCTGCTCAAAACGCGTCGGATTTAATTTTTGTAGAAAAAGGAAAAGAATATTTGGTCTCTTGTGATGTGAGATTGACGAAAAACGATAAGTCTTCTGACATCTTTTTTTGCGTGCGAACGTTTCCGGATGAAGAGTATACAAATGCCGCAGCTGTTGCGACAAGTACGTTTTATATCCGTAAGTCTGATTACCCGAATTGGACAATCAATCAATGGTATAGACTTACATTTAGTTTTACAGCAGACGATAATTGGGTGCGCATCATTCCATATAATTCAGATGTTATAAATGGAACAAGAGTGGATTATCGAGAAGTGAAAATGACCGATAATTTGACAGATATAATCTGGTCGCCTGCTCCCATCGAAACAGAATGTGCAGAGATTTATATAGAATATCGTCCGACGAGAGGGTGAATTAGTTGTATTTAATTTTAGATAATAGATTGCAGCAAGTCGGTGTTTTAGATAACGATAGACCGGCTTCTTGTAAATTTTATGATGATGTTGTTGTAACGCAATTAGCAGATGAATCCGGCAAAGTATGGTCAGATAATCTCACTATTTCAGCGAGTTACGGCTATCACGAAACGGATTATATAGTCGCTGGCAATCACATTTTAAAGCAAAAACGAAATGGAAAGTATTATATTTATCGCATTATTGAAGTGAGAGAGACTACCGCTGGGCAAACATTTGCAAAAACGGCCACTTGCGAAAATTTATTAATTTCTGATCTGAATCACACTGTATTAGATAACAAAAATTTGATTAACGCAACATCAGAGCAAATTTTCGAATATGCCCTTCAAAATTCTGGTTGGATTATTTCAGACAATGAATTTGCAGGCGATACTAAAAGTATTGACTTTACTGGTAGGAAAGAAGGTAGGGAGGCTTTCAGCGAAGCGGTCTCTCTATTTAACGTTGAAATAGATGCTTATGTAGAATTCTCGGCAGGACAAATTACGAAGTGTGTTGATATAAAAAGAAAAATAGGCGATAACAATGGCGTTCGTATTGAATATGAAAAAAACGTTGTTGGCATGAGTCGCATCGAAAACGAAGAATCGTTTTATACCGCTTTAATCGTCGAAGGTGGCACGCCAAGCGGAAAAGATTCGCCAATTACTATAGCGAGCGTGAACGGCGGCAAAGATTATATTGTTAACGAAAATGCGAATGATCAATTTAACGACGGAAAAGAATATCGATTCGGCAAAGTGCAAAATGAAAAGATTTTCAACGCATCCGGATTACTTACTTGGGGAAAAGAGCAGTTAGAAAAAGCTAGTCGCCCCCTTTTTAATTACGAAATTGATATATCGCTTTTTAACGAAGATATTCAAATCGGCGACACTGTCCGTATTATCAACTTAGATATGTCGCCGGCACTAACCGTTATCGCTAGAATAATTTCTGTCACAGAGTCCGAAGCAAATCCGTCTGAAAACAAAGTGGTGGCCGGAGAATTTGTCACTGTGAAATCGGTGAAACCTTCTGATGTGTCTGCGCTCGAAGCGCTGATTTTTGAAACGCAGCGGGATATTGAAGAATCAAAAACATATAAAATCGAACTCGCTGGTGCTAATGTCATTAAATCTAGTCAACTGGAAACGCAAATCATCGCAAGAGTTTTTTCTGGAAAAGATAATATAACATCTAGCATAGCGCCAGCAAATTTCGTGTGGTCATTGTTCGATAAAGATGGGAATCATGTCGAATCGTGGGAAAGAGAATGGGCTGGAAAAGGCAATGTGGTAACTATTCCAGCGTCGTTAATGGCTGGCGCGAGCATTTCTTGCACTGTTGTTGATGACGCGAGCGAGGTAATGCTTGTATCTGCGAAAGAAGAAGATGCTATATTACTTGCTGAATTAGGAGCTGGAACGGGCATTACGAACGTTATGCAATGCGCTGGCGTTGACTACGAGAGAGGCCACATTTACTGGACACAAGCGAGCAATTACGCAGGATATACAGAGTCGTTTATTTTGACTAGAACTGACTTGAGAGGAGTTTATATTGACTCCGTTCGATGTTTAGAAGGAGGACATGGGACAACGATAGGATTGGAATGGTCAGAACTTGAAAGCGAAATGTATATATGGACGCATTGGTTTACAGATGCTAAACACACTGCGAATGCAATAGTTAGATTTAAATATGTCGGTACTTCAACGCCAGCGCTGCTCACTTACGAAAAAACAGACTATAAATTAAATACTGGCACGACTTATTACAGAGTAACATATGATACTAAAAATAACTATGTTGTCCTTAGCGACGGCGGCGCCAATTTGGGGATTTCTATTTGTAATGTCAGCGATGTTTTGAAAGGGAAAATAACGCCGCTTTATCGCTGCTCTGGAAAAGAAATGGGTTTTAATATCGCGACAATGACATTACAAAGTACATGCGCGGCATTTCCTTATGCTTATTTAAGTTATGGCACTGGGATAACTGGCACTGATAGAAATACAGTTATATGTTACGACATGATAAACAAAGAAGTAATATATAAACTTGCTTTTACATTCGACAAGGGAACCATCGTTCCGACAGGTTCTGTGGCGGAAATGGAAGGCGCTTTTATATATTTTGACGGGAACGGAGTGCGAAATTTAAGTTGTAATTTCGGATTTGGTGAGCCGGGAAAGCGAGTAAATAGGATTTACAGAATAAGGGAGAAGGAGGTATTAGTTAGTGAGTAAAAATGTGTTAGGCACAGGATATTTAAGTTTGCAAGTGTTGAGCGATGGGATAACCACATCGGCAGCGCCCCCAGAAAATCCATCGGTTGGAACAGGTTGGCTGGATGCCAATTATTCTCCGGCGGTTTATAAATTTTGGAATGGAGTGGTTTGGGAAGTCGGGACAATCGACATCGCAGAAGCGGACCCAAAAGCTAGCGAGAAAATAGAGGAAGCTTTGGAAGAGGCGCGAAAAAAAAGTAAGACTATTTACTCGGAAACGCCGCCCGAAACGCCTAGCGAAGGCGATACTTGGTATTCATTGAATGCCGCTGGAAATGTGGGAGCTGTTAAGATTTGGAAGGAAGGGGAGTGGGTAGACAAAAAGTTCGATTTAACCGCATTAAGCATCGAAGAATTGCACGCAATTTCTATCTTTGGCGGAGTTATAAGTGGATCAGAGTTTTTGCACACGGTAAATCATCGAGATGAAGACGGAAATTTGTATTCTGGTGCAGTGAGAATGAATGACGATGGATTTACCTCTTCCACTTATCTGCCAACGGGGTTGGGTTCTACTGTTTTGGAAAGCGTTATAAATACACTAGGCGGCTATAAAATAGCTCAAAAACTAATTGATGATAAAGGCGAAGGGGTTGCAAAAGATGCAATGCTAACAGCATCATCGTTGATTTTCAGTGAATCGGGAAATATTAAGCTTTCTATTGATGCAGATTCGTTTTATAAAACAATTTGGAAAGATTTACCGCTTAACGCAGGATATTCTACAGCCGAATTTAATACACCTCAATATATGATTTTATGCATTTTTGGAATTAGAATTGTGTTTTTCCGTGGTCAAGTTCAAAAATCAACCGCATGGGCATCAGCTAACGCTTTTGCTTCTGTGCCTCTTGAGATACAGACAACAAGAACGGCGATGGCTTACGCGCCAACGAGCAAATCGACTGGTGGTCGAGTACATGCGTCTTCCGCCAATGCAATGAGTTTTATGCCCGTCGACACTAGCGTTACTTATTTTTCGTTAAATCAATTATTTTAT